ACCCAAACAGTATCTCCATTGGCTAATCCGGTAAGAGCAATAGTCTTAGGATTGGCTGTACTTCTAGCAGATTCGACTAGTTGCTTGACATTTGGTCCGGCTTTAGGACAAACAATCTCAGCAAAAGCTAATTGGGCTGCACCTTGAGAACCATTTGGACCATTAACCCAGAATTCTCCTCGACCTCCGGAGGCCATTGAGCCAGTACCACCCTGACCAGCGGCATCATCGATCCATAGAGTAATTCTAAGACGGTCACCATCAGATAAGGTAGTATCAGTTACATTTGCAGCGGAAACAGAAATCGTATCAGCAGAGCCACCAGCAGTGGTGCCCATTTCAGCGGCACCATGATTAACGGTTTCATCTACAATTGTTGATTGAACTGTACCATCACCAGAAGTTCTTTCAATTCTAATAGTGGGAGCAACATTGTTGGCTGTAGCATTCTCACGATCCCATAATGAACAAGTAATAGCACCAGCAATAGTCACTCCCCATAACTCAGGAGTGTAGAACGATACTGCCGTTCCATCTGTTCCAGCGGCACCATCCGTCATTTGCAATGGAGCAGTTGGGCCAGTAACACTGTTTTTATTGAGATGGGTTGCAGAAGCGCCAGGTGTAAAGTCCGCTTTCCACTTTGTACCTGAGCCTGCTGTTACACCCGAATCTGCGGCAGCAGAGGTAAGATAGATATTCGACATACCTACCCCTTATGTTGGATCGCCAGTCTCAATCTTCCACGCTGGGAAGTTAACAGTATTGGCAGCGGTTAGTGCCTGAGAAGTACAAGTGGTAACGAATCTAAGACTAGAATCAGCAGTTCTAATCAAGGCAATATGAGTAGCAGTACCAGAAGTATCAACTGTGACTCCATTCTTTGCAGCCATAGTAACTTTTCGACCACTGGTAGTCCCATCTGCTTTAGTATAATCAGTATCAGGAGTCATGGCCGCATCGGCTAGAGCAAAGGTAGCATTGGCCTCAGTAAAAGTAGTTGGTTGAGCAGAGCAGGCAACCTGCTTATCGCACTGGTCAATTACATCAGCCGGTGCATCAAGAACAGCATCAGAGGCTGACTTAGCCATGACCAGGGCTCTCCGCTTCGTTCTTTAAAGTACTATTGTGGATATCTAATGTAACCTCACTAACCTGAGGCTTAGAAATGATTTCCTCATCATTAACTGGATCGGCCCAACCTACAGCACAGAAATAATATCCAAGGTGCTCCTGGACATCAACCTCGACATCTTTTTCAAACTTATCCCTCTCATGGAGGAAAGTTTGATTAGGCTTAATACGCATTTGATTCTCCAAATACAATAGGGCTACAGGGCCACTCAAACCCTGTAGCCCTATTATGAGGGGCAGATCGTTTAGCCTTCAATTAAGTCGTCAAGGAGACCATGAGAGTTACGACGGTGCGTACCAATCTCCGCGTACATAAACATCCGAGCCTCGTAGGCATCGAAGCCAATAACACGTTGCAGGTAAGAACCGTCTTCATCCATCCAACCCCAATCGTCTTCACGATAGAGCTTGATTTCCTTCTCATTAACAAACTTCATCTGGTTAAACGGCATATCCACGTCAATAACAACAGGAATATCACCATTATCGGTGGTGAAAGCAAGCCCCTTGAACCCGCCTTCAAATTCCTGAGTATTGACGAACCGACGATCAGTCTTCAACAGATTGAAGTAGGCACGCCGGACGCCGAGGTTAGAGAAAATAACGGTGGGAGCAGAACCATTAACTCGAATGTCATCGGCAACCTTGATCATAAGGGCCTCAGTTAAAGCGCGGGGCGTACCACCGTTATTGTTAATAACGGATTTCCATACCGGCTCAACAGTCGGGTCAATGTTGTAAAGAGTACCTGTGTCCTTAATGATTGCTCCAAGACCGGTAACCTCTCGGTTAGTGTTACCAGTACGAACCACAACATCCGTGGCCACAATTGAAGCAGAACCATCAGCACCGTTATAAGTGACAACCTTGGTAGAAGTGTTAATAGCAGTAATTTGCCGGTTAGAGATACGAGTCGTAACAAGAGTGATGTCCATGACATCAATCATCATTCCGACTTCGAGGTATTGAACAGTATTAACGGTAATGGTGTTAACACCATCAGCGGTTACCGAAGCACGAACACCAGTACCAAATCCATAGAACTGGAAGTTAAGATCTTTAGCGAGGTCCCGCTTAAGTCCCTTAATTTCCTCATCAAGAGCCGAAGCAAAAGCCTGGTAGTTCTTATCAGCCAACTTCATAGTCTGGCCGGTAAGGTTAATACCACCGTACAGGTACTTTAGACCCACACGGGCGGCAGCAGTCTTTTGCTGACCCGGAGTCGGAAGGGCTTCGTTTTCATTTCGAGCACCGATACCGTGGTTACGACCGGTCCGAATTGGGAAAGTCACATAACGACCACCAACATCGTTAGTAACACCTTCGGAAGTCTTCTCGATACGACGCATTCCGACGACGTCATAGTTTAGCTGGTCTTGCAGATCCTTTTCGTAAATTTCCTTAAGGATTGCGGAGACCGTTGAAAGGGTGGCACCCATCTGGTCTTATCCTCCTGGAGCATTAAGACGCGCAAGCGTTTCTGCAATTAATTTCCTGCGATCTTGGCCGGAGAGACCTGAAACCTGTACTTGCTGGGATGGAGTTCCACCGCCCCCGCCCATAATAACTGGCGCTGTTGAACCGGGGCTACGATGGTTTTGCACTACGTTATTGACGAAACTCTGATAAGCCTTAACAGCATCATCAATATTCTCGTCGTAATAGTGCATCCGCTGAACTACATAAGCCTCATCGAAATCACCATGCTGCTTTTTAGCGGCTGCAATTTCTGCATCCAACTCAGCCTCTGCCTTTTGCTGGGCTAATTCCTCTTGCTGAGCAACTGCATATTGTGCTACAGCCCGAGTCATATCGGCATATTGCTGGAATCTTGGATCGGCTTCTAGATCAAACGGCTGTTGTCCATCACCAGGGTCGTATTGTTCACCGTCTCCCTGTGGGTCTTCCTGGCCCTGCTCCAATTCCAACTGGTAATAGTCCATTACATTTTGCACAAATGATGCGGGGTCCTGTTCCAGAGCCTGGAACACTAACATCGCATCATTAATTTGCTTCGGATCAATCTTCTGATCCAAGAATGGCTTGTAACCAGCGTATTCAGAGTGTACCTTTTGAATACCTTGAGTATAGTTTTTATCCCACTGCTGCAACTCTGGGATAATGAGCTTCTGCAAGTTTTGATCCGGAATCTTACCTAAAAGACCCTGCCATGCAGGATTTAACTTAGGCTCCTCGCCACCATCACCTTGTTGTTGATGATCTTGAGGCTGGCCATTGCTAATTCCACCATCTTGGACAGGAGGATCAAAATTTGGCTGTGTCATTTCTACTCTTCCTGAGGCTGTGCGGGTGCCCTGGCCTCTATTACTAGAATACGTGCTTAGTCAATACCCTACTCTGACTGTGACGTATCTTCTGGTATTGGATTAGGCCCCGGTGCGGCTCCTGGCTGAGTTGCTTGAGCCATTTCAGAACCAGGTGGCGCTTGCATTGGGGTATTTACATCAGTTGGAGGAGGCTGATTTCTTTGTTGCTCAGCAATACCAATCATCATTTCGGCTGTTGGCATTCCACCAATATGCGGGGCAGCAATAGATTCCATATGCTTCTGCACATGGACCTCAAACAGCAATTGCTTTGCAGGATCAAGTTGTTCATAAGCCTGAGACTTACGGAACTTATTATGGATGTCAATATGAATAGCGTGATTATCAAATGTGTTGACTGGAATAACAGGTTCAGGCAACAGGGGCTTTCCAAATTCATCAACCTGAGGCATTGGTTCACCAGTCATTGGATCAGTAGGAAGTTCGAACATCTGCTCAATAAGGGCGTCATCCACATTCTGCATCTTAAGATTTTCACGTCGAGCCTGAGCCTGATCAACCTGCACATTCTCGTACAATTTAACAATACCACCCATATCAAGGACTTGCATACCATCCTCAGGAGTGATAAAGCCCATCTTCATCCAGTCCGTAATTAATGCTTGCTTAGCGGCCTTAGAAGTTGGGAGAGCAGAACCAGCCTCAACACGAATATCTGTATTACCCTTAAGATCAGAACCTGCAAACATCGCAGCATCCCACGAACCATCAACACCAGTAATCTTGACAATTCTAGGAACATCCCAATACTGACCAATTAGTCCAAGGGATTGACGGGCAACCTTTTCAATTCCAGCCTCAATTGAATCAACTTCGTGCGACAGCATAGAATCATCTTGCTCTTGGAGATAACTAATGGCTGTAGCCGCAGTAACACCAGGAGGAACTGATCCGCGAGTAACTTCATGCTGCCCTGAAAGATCATCAAAATCAGCAGTTAATTGCTGAACTTCATTAAGAACGTAGTTGGGGAGGGGAACTAAAGGAATAGGTTGCGGAGGTTGGAATCCCATCTTATAAGGAATCCATTGTCCCGGCTCGGTAGTAACCTTTTGGGGATCAGTTGAACCCATCTGGTAAATCATCTGAGGCTTAGCCATACGATTCTTGGCTTCAACAATTTGTGAACGAGTCCTATTGTATTCCCTTTGGATAGGGATAAGGTCCTCAATTACAGATGTAGCATAGTATTTACCAGCAGGAATATGATCAAACTTAGAAATACAATATTCCCCATGCTCATAAGGGAACACAGGATAAAATTGAATAATTTGCTCACCCGTCATGGTGACTACGCCACCCTCAGGGAAGTCCTTTAGACCACCAGGCTTAATCCACAACTCATGTACCAGGACTGAGTCATTATCCTGAGATGATCCCCCCACCAAATTAAGGAAAGCATCATTTAAAATCTCGTTCGCGCCCTTAGTATTTGGCTGGATAACTTGCCCATCCAGAGACTTCGGATAGTTTAACATCAGCCAGTCGGGAGTATGGGTCGCTGAGTGAATAATATAGGGCTGATCCTCAATTTGCGTTTCTCTTAGATCAGGAACATTAACATGAAAAGGAGTCAATGGTTTATAACAAATATCGCCTTCATAAGCAGCATCAGGTGCTGGTGTTGATACTTTGTAGTTATCCCAATACGTTTTCACATATCCGGTACCACAAACTAACATCCACCATACAGCTTCTTTGAATACAGTATGAAGATTCTTGTCGTAATATAAAGATTCCCAGATTTGTTCACCAGCATTAGCGGCGAACATATCTTCATCTTCTGACGAAGCAGGAACAATACTAGCACTAGGCTTCTGAGACGTTAACTTAGCAAGTTCTCGGCGAATAATAGGACGAACCCTATTAACTACCATACGAACACGCCAAGGAGGGGCAGGAGGAACGATTAAACGATTCCCAATGCCCCTAATATTTTGTGGTACAACATTTTGCTTCCCGAAATAGAAAGCCATATTCATATACCACTGCCGCTCGAATTGTGACCGAGCAGTCTTCATTTTATTATATAGCGTGTTAACAAGACTAGCCAGTTCTTCTGCCTGGCTAGTCGTTAACTTAACGCTTTCTAACGGATTAGTCGAAGGAAGGACCAAAGAGCCTGAGGGCTGCTTCGCCGTCTGGGTCAAAAGCTTCTTCCCCGATTCCGATACTAGACTCATGTGCCTGTGCCCATCTTTGTGCTTCGTCTAGGTCGGACATACTCGGGATTTCAGATTGAAAGCCCGTCTGATTTGCGTTTTCTAGTATTTGATACGCTAGAGGGTCCTTGCTCGCTAGGAGCAACGACTGCTTGATCAATAAGTTCCTCAATAGATGGTTCGTCTGGATTATCGGGGCTTGACTCTCCCGATGCATCCGAAATAGAAGTAGTAGCGACATTGATAATATCGTCAGAAGAACTAATACCAAGCAGGCCAGTAGCGCGGAGTTTGGCGATAGCATCATCTAATGCTGCTTCCTTAACTCGGAAGTTTAAAATATGCTCTCTGAGTTGATCATTCTCGCGCTCAAGAGCCTCAGATTGTTCAGGAGTTAAACAACCCAGGGTATTTGCAGCCTGAGTAAAGCAGAAGGTGCAGAAATAAACCACACCATAGAACTCAATATCCCAATCAAGATCGACATATTGACGATCATCACTTCTAGCAGCACCACAAACTACACAAACACCCGGCAGCATACGCGGAGCCTCTAGAACGCGAATTCTAGAGGTCTCCGGGTTTCTAACAAGAGGCATCTCTACTTATTCACATACTGAATAGTAGTGCGAGCCTTACCGCGCTCGGTATCGGAAGTATATCCAGAAGTATCCTCTACTCCACCATGCTCCGAAAGAGACTTCGCAGCAGCAAGAGCATTAACCTTCTGCATATCATTATCCCATGCGGCCTGCTTAGGATCAGGCTTGGTGTGCTCAGAATTAGTCGTATCCACCATTACAGTCTGGACCGGCTCATTCTTAATCTCTACCTCATCAGAGAAATGAGACTTATCAACATCAGTCTCACGGAGGTATTGCTTAGGAACGAGTAAGGTCCCCGCTGTAGCCGGAGGATTATCTAAATCCGGCTCACGATCCTCAACTTCTGCACGCCACTCTTCGGCAGCCTTCATTTGCAAATCATCAGCATAAGGTCCACCCGTACGCGGAACCTTTCCATGACTCGCATTATAAAGGTCTAATTCCTCTTCGTGCTTTTCCTCGTCAGTACCAGACTCTTCCTCAGTACCAGTACCCTCGACAGGCTCATCATCCAGCACGGTCTCGTCAGGACTCTCAGACATTGTTCACCTTTCGGCTACAGGGGGCTTAACTACTAGGCTACAGGGCGAGTCAACTACCATTCTCCACCCATATACTCATCAGGATTTGTGATAAACCATCCATTGGGATCAACTTTGGTATTTGCCTTGAGAAGTCTTTTATCAATTACTGGATGACGATTAGGACTAAGCAAATCAACCCCGACCGCCGGTAGAAGATGGGTCTCGACCTTTACCTCTGGGATACTCAAAGGAGTCAGGTCAGGCATAACAGTAAAGAAGTATCGGAGGTCGTCCATAGCGTGATCATCTTTTTTATGCGGAACATCGTATGGATTGTTATCCCGTTGTGATTTCTGATTAGACCAGGTCTTCCATCGATACTTTGGTGCCTCACGGATTAAGTTATCACAGTTGGCGGTCACATGCCATCGAGGAGGACGATCCTCACGGTAATCCATATAGGCGTTTACCTTGTTAATACCGGTGACTACATCATTAACCCCAGCAGCTAATTCGATTCCATGCATCATGTATTCGGCTTGAACTGAGGTACCAGTAACGGGATTACGCTGTGCTAATGCAGGATCGCATACTCGCATAACAGGTACGCGGCCACCAAAGGACTGTTCAATAAGCTTAACTTGAGTTGCATGCTCAGCAATAACCATTTCTCGTTCGTAGTGCTCCATGAAGGTAATAACTTCTCCATCAGGAGACACGAGATGCCAATGCCAAGAGGTAGGATTATTAAAACCATGATCAACAGACGCATAAATATCCCAGCCTTGGGGCAATTCAGTTAATGGTGGAATTACATGAACCCCAGTATTAAATTTTTTGTAGATAACTCCACCCCGCCGAATGAACTGCCCACTGATACGAGCAACTCGATCATCCTCGGGTAAGGAGTTAACGAAATCTTGAATTTCGGATTTCCCAATGTAGGGATTGTCCCAAATAGATACTTCGATGGTTTGGATATCACTATCAACGGAACTGATTGAGGGTAGGTAAATATCATCATACATCCATTGCATTCCGAGAACGGGAGTTAATGTCATCCACCAAGAACCACCCGTATCGACCAGTCGGGCGATACATTCGATATAGATGTCAAGAGGGGGTTCCTCGTCAAAATGTACAAAATGCCGAGATGTCCCTGCAAATTTTTGAACGTCTTGTTCATAGGACATAAATTCAACAAACGAGCCGTTTTCGAAGTAAAGGGTTCTTGGCTGGACGTCGTACGCAGAATACCACGAACCTCCCCGCAAGTAGCTTGGTGGACACCAACGCTGGAATTCTGGAATGATGATTTTGTCAATACCATCGTTAAAGTCAACACCTACGACACGTCCCCTCACAGGAGGTTCGGGCGTTTTAATATGCTTCTGAGTTCCTTGTAACCAATCGATATCTTCGACAACTCCACCGGTTGTCTTTCCACTACGGTTACCACCAATATAGAGACGCTTCTTTTTAGGAGAAGTGTGGAATTTTATCTGCTTCTCGTGCGGTACATAACCTAAAATATTAGGGCGGGATGCTTGTATCTGCAACTTCTCTTGAAGTTGCAGAATTAAATCATTTGCTGTGAGTTCTGGTTCTCTACTTTTACGAGGCATTACGTTGTACTATCTGTAGCACCTAATTGGACTAAAGCAGCTACAACACTGGCTAATGCAGCATTACCTGCCTTGGAACCAGTAATTGTAATTCCATCTAGAGCACCCTTATAAGGTAATCCAATCCTATGGTTATGATCCCCAGCGGCCGCCTGATCATGCTTGGAACCAAGCGAATGATGCTGCGCTGTTTGTGAACTATCAAGATCACTTCGCTCATGGAATGCTTTTACAGTCTGAGCATCAACTGAACCGGCATCTGATCTGTCAAATTCACCTTTGTACTGATTCCCCCCGACCTGATACTTAGGTAAATCCCTTGGATCATTCATCGTCATGTGAGACTACCTGCCCAAATAACAGACAACGCCATACCCTCCGCAAATGTATTACCATCTGCGTTAAGCGCAGCACCTGAGTTCTGGAACAAAGCGCCAGTAATAACATCATTAGTAACAAAAGCGAAGAAATCAGAAATCTTAACTCCGTTAGCACCACCAGTGAAACTAAGGTCTACAATGGATAATAAACTAGTTCCATTCTTACGAATATCTCCACGACGTACACCTGTAGCATTGGCTGCGAATGAGGCATTTAAACTAACATAATAGATTCCATCTTTTCGAATAGTAATAGCATCGTTAGTAAGGTTTACCATTGCCCCCTCAGGACGGGCAGCATAGGTATCAAATCCAGTAGTATTAAAAGCTGCAAGAGTTAAAGCGTTATTAGGAACTGATTGGGCTACTGAAGCCGTCATCTTTGCTGCGGGAATAAAATTAGCATCAATCTTATCCGAATTTGCATTGATTAAAGCAACTGAAACAAGCTCGGCCCCATCTGGTTTGGATAGGATTAACCGAGGCGTCGTAGTGACAGTCATAAATTAGCCTCTAACTCAGGAGGGGACTGAACGACTTCAACTCCCATATTAGCACCAGAGTCAAGAGCAGTAAGTAATTTTAGATCATGAGCAATTGCCATCAAGGCGGCGGGGTCTTGGACATGCGTTGCAATGATTTCAAAGATTCGGTTAATAAGTGCTCTAATATCGACGCCTGAGTCCTTACCTGTGTATCGTCCTGTAATCTCGTAATAGAATTTAAGCGCGCCAATATCACCCGATTGTACTCGATCAATGAGCGCAGCATGCGCTTCTGGGATCGAATCTCCAAGTATTTGTTCCGCTCGCTTTGCATAGTACTCCTTAAAGGAGGAGTTCTGCTTCCATCCATCCCAAATCTTAGTAGTGATTCCTAATTCACTTAGTCGCTTTTTATAGCTTCGCCCATCTAATGGGTCTAGCATCGTCTGAATTGCCGTGATCTGGTCTGGTGTTAAATCCCTTCCGGCTACAGCCGGCATCCCTCTGGCTTCGAAGGATTTCACTACCAATTCATCACTGAGAATCTCGTTCAATTGCCTAGTTGTCAGATCGAACTTCTCCCGAATTTCCTCCGGCGGCGGAAGTCGGCCGTCTCCAAACCAGGACATCTCACAATAAGTAATGATACGTTGAGCTAATTGATCTAATTTCATATCCGACGATACCTTCCACTAATCCTCCATGTAGTTACTGCATCTTCTAAAGGTGCATAATCCCATTCGATAGCATTACATGCAACTCGGAGTTGTTGAGGAACTCCACGCTGGTCATTGTTTTCGTAATCCCTGATCGGGTCTGGATGTACGCATATTCTTTTACAAAATCCAATTCTAGATAGTCCTTGAGATTCTCTATAGAATACCAGGGGATTCGTATAGCCTGCATATCCACTAAGTACTTCCTTGAAGGATTGATACTCATTAGCGAAAGTTTCTCTTTTATTTTTAACTAATTGGTGATAACTCGAAATTAAATCCTTAGTTGATACTCCGTAATACCACCCTAATTGATCTAGAAATCTACGTGGTGGTTCAGTGAATAATGCCTGCTCTAACCGGACAATCATATGCCTACTAACACCAATGGTTGCAGCAATCTCTGCTTGGGTGTATCCTGCTGCTACCCGATAGGAGGCCCAGGTATGAACCCCAACCATATCCTCTATAGCCACAATGCACTCCTTCCTCTCATATCTGATGGTACACGAAACGATATTCTTGTCAAGGAGAAAAGGATAACGAGTGCTACACATCGGGACTACTCGATTCGGCTACAGGGGGTGTTGTTATTTGCAGTCTGGGATGCAGCGAAGAAAATAGGTGTTACACCAGGAGAGTATATGAAGTCTGCTATAGAAAAGGATTTGGTACGTGGCGGTTGGCTTCCTAAATGGTGGTATACAAGGAAATTTGGGCGTGTGCAGGGATAAAGGGGTGCTACACTATCAATTGTGGGGTTATCTAGTAATAGATAGGGGACTACGTCCAGTGGAAAAGGCGCCAAAATTCCCGACAACATGATAATCGATCATACGTTCGATTAAGATGGCAAAGAAATAACGACGCAATTAAATGCGCCGTTAATGGTTAATACCTAATGCATCTGCGCCAATCCAATAGTGCCATTCCCTCACCCTTTATGAAAGCTTGGTTGCCAGTACTGCGGTGCGAGTCGCTAACCTAAACATTGCGACTCTGTTATTGCCAATGTCACTAACACCATTGGCGCTTTCCTCAGAATCGAAATCGATTTCGGCACGCGGACCAATACGGAATCTCTGTGCTTGTCCGAAATCCTCTTCATTGCGCACTGCAATAACACGCGACCGCCTGGCATCGTCGGCATAAATGCGCTCATTGTAGAACCAATCCATGCCGGGAATGGTAATGCGATCATTGCCAGTGGCGATTACCACTAGGTCGTATTGACGGCCATTGATCAATACACCACCACTAGGCAATGCAATGGGAGAAACAACTTGGTTGAATACATTCAACTTCTGATTTCCCATTGCGTCCGGCCGGAGATAGCGACCAATTGCACGATAGCGACCACGGTTCGCCCGACAGTAATCCTCGTAATCACTCTCTACATTGTTGGCGAACCAATCAAGACGATTCACCGTGTCCAATTCTGCCGCGCTCATGAATGATTGCGGCGCCAATCCGAGAAATGACTCAACAGCACATTTCCCGGAATCTCCTCCACCAATTACGGCGACATTGCGGAGACCACGCAATGGCCACATTCCCGTCATACGGTTCATGAATTGCGGGAATGTAAGAATGGATTCACCATTTGCCCGATCACCATTCTTTGGATCACCGAGACCGGTTGAATCAATTACCCTCTTGGCAAGAATAACGCGCTCATCATTCGTACCATAACTGCTATAGGTAACTGCGAATGTGTCGTCCCCATCATCCACACTAATTACCTTTGCACTCGGAAATACCCGGGTGTATCCGGATTGTGCGAATGTCAGCCGGATGATGAATGCCATATCGGCATTCGTTTGGTACTCCGCATTCGAGAGTGCAGACGCTTGAATGGGAGCGCCGGGAAGGTAATTCAACTGCGCCTCGTTATCACGCGAAATACCCGCAAATCCCCGGCGGTTGCGTGAATTGAGATTGAACACTCCCGGATATGTACCATCCTGACCGGGAATGGCAAACACCCCACCAATAGTCGGAGCGCTTTCGAGAATTAGCGGCATCTGCTTTCCGAGTAATACCCGGGTTGCCGCATAAACAGCTGCATGGAAACCGCTACCAATGATCAATTCATCGGTATTACCCGGAATGTTAACAAGGGAACGGTTAGTGCGAAATGCCCTATCCATTGCCTTGTTTGCCACATCGCGAGCGCCGGAGTCCAGTGCAATTCCCGTCAACTGCGCCTGCAATTCCGACGGGAATTCATTTACGCGCTCCATAATCATCGATAATCCCGGAGACCGAGTCTCCCGGACCTTTTCGATAATGCGCGCAACAAGATTACTTGGCTGCATTTCCCTTACCTTTCATTTCGAATTTAGGCATGACTAGGTAAGGGTTTGGAAATGGCACTATTGAATTGACAAATTGCGTGCGAGCGCGGCAATCCCCGCTAGGTCGTCACCGCTTCGCTGGCTTGGAACATGTTCCAAGCCTAATCGTTTCCATCGTTGTAGACCAAATTTGTCCCACTATTTGGGCAGCTGTCTCATTTGATTTTTGACTACCCCAAAGGTAGACTTGATTCATTACAGAAATACGGACAGTGTCGGCCGGCACTACTCTCCGTAATGGAGAGTAGTTGGCGCATGCCGCCAGGTGGAAACTGTCGGTCGATCTGTCTATCTGTCTATATGCCTGAGCGGAATCTGTCTGTCGAATTGCTAAATGAAATCACTGTAAGCCGATACCTCTGTCAAAATAGGAATTAATTTAAAATAGCTACAGGGATAATCAGATAACTTTGATTTCGAACATGACAAACTGTCAGACAAAGTGACGGAGAGTGCGTAATGGTGTAGGGGTATCTATACCCCTACACAACACCATACCGCCCTATCTCCGGTTTGACCTCGTTTGACACCACAAAACCGCAGGTCAGGGGCTTGTCGAACACTTTGTCATACATTGTCAGTCAACGCAGTTGACAACCACTACCCTGCATTGCGTGCATTGCACTACACACAGTAGCATTGACAACTAAACTGACTACACAGAGTAGGTTTGACATGCTCTCCGAACTGGCTTGACCTGGATTGACAGGCTTGTCACGAGAGGCAGCATGACCCTTGTCACAGGACAGAACTCACCAGTAACTTAGGGGCTTATCCTTTACACTCCGTAGTGAAGTGGTAACTTAAAATTATGTCCTCTACCCCTTGTGTACCACCCGATATGGCTGCATACTTGAGACATGACCAACCACCCCGAACACACAGAAAAGGATCAGGTCATGACCGAGCAGACCACGGCTCCTGTAGCCGAAAACCCTGAGGCCACTACCCCGGCAATTGCTGAGGCAGACCTCCCCGATTTGGCTAAGGCCCTGATTATGGCCGCGCGTCCCGTTAGGGATAATGCGGTCAAGGTCTCAGCTAAGATTTCCGCTGCTGGCAATATCGGCGAGACACTTACCGAGGCAGTCGAAAAGTCCGAGGACCCCGAAATCGTGGGTTGGCGGACCAAGATCGAAAAGGCAAATGCGCTTATCCTTGACCTGACCAATAAGGCGCAGGAAAAGGTTCGGCCCACTCTCGACATTCCCTCGGATGAGGATTTGGAGAAGCTGGATACCGAGTATCGCGAACTTGCCCAGCAAATCAACGCGTACAATAACGTATTCGGCAACGAAGTTTCGCGGTCGGATAACGTTCCGGATGACGCCAAGGTTTCAATTTACACTTACATTGGCGATTTGCCCGGTCGTAGGCGTGGTGCTCGTCCGGGGCAGGGATCAGGTACAGCCCGGCCGCGAGTTAAGAGTGTTGAATTCACTCATGACCTCGCGGGCGAAAAGGATTGGCAGAAGGTCGGCACGGACGACTCTTCTACCTTTACTCACCTTGCCGCAGTAGTTAAGCGAGAGTCCAAGCAAGAGGTTACCGCTGCTGATTTCCACGAGCCGTGGCTTGCTGCATATCCTACGGCTGGCGGCGACTGGCAGAAACTGCCGGAGGTCACTACCTTTAGTTACTCGACTACCGATTCTGAGGGTAAGACTTTCCAGTACATGGTTCGGGTTACCAAGTAACCCCAATTGATTTGGTCGGCCCTGTAGCCGAGAGAAATCTCCTACAGGGTCGGCCAAACCATCACAATGAACCAAACGATATGAAGTTGAGGGCAGGGAGTGTTAGCTCCCTGCCCTTTTCTTTTATTCCGCGTGGAAACTGTCTGTCTAGGAGCCATCCGTTATGGAACAGTATGTTGGTATCCCACTCGAAGAAAAGGTAATGAAGTGGGCATACGATAATCCGTTCTTCACTCACAAAGACTTAGCCGAAATCTTTCCCAATGAACATTGGCGCCGTATCTATCGTGCCATGAATGAACTTGAGAAGGCTCATCGTATTAGATTCACTGGTACATACAAAGGTAAGCAGCGAGTCTTCACGACTCTAGAAGTAAGTGAATTGCCGACGATTCTGGACGCAAAAGGTAACTCGGCGGTCATTAGTCAGTATGTGAAGAACATGGCGCACCTATATGCCAATCATCCATTGACTTGGAATAGGTTAATGGAGTTGAATGAGTTCCCAATTACCGTTCTGCGCATGTTCCTCATTCCTCAATTAGAGGGTAAAGAACAGAGGCAACTCTATCATCAGGTAGTCAGTGAGTTAGTTAAATACCGTGCCTCATTGACAAGCCTGCTAGAATCAGTAGATAGAATTATCAAACACCCGACTATGAGCGGGGATGTTGATCATTTTCTCAGCGTATTTGATGGCGATGATAAAGAACTTCCTTCGCCCATTGACATGAATAACGCCAAACTCTGGTATAATAAGAATTGGACTCATGAAGATGAGTAATCCCTATGAAGAGTATGTACTTGCCCAAGTCAAATATCATTTAGATCAAGCAGCCGGACATAGAGATAATGCAGCCGATATTTCTGATCAATTAACTGAGGCAAATGAAACTTATGAATGGCCACAAAGATTGGTAGACGAGCGCATTGCTAATTTATCCGCCGCTAACTATCATGCCACTATGGCTCAAGTATTTGCAATTCAAATTGGCCAATGGTATGAATACGATGGCGAGTGGGCCGCTCCTCAATGGTTAATCGATCAATGGAAGGCAGAACCAGATGATGGACAAGACTGACGGTGAACTTGCGGCTGAACTCAAGGATATGGATGAGATTACCCGAATGATCATTACCGTCATTGATGAGCACGGTAATGCCCACAGGATTCCAGATGAAAAGAAACAAGCCGAAGCACTTCATACTAACCTCCTTGTCATGCAGGAACTAAACCGCCGCGCTGTAGCCAAGCAAAATGCAGAGGGCGAATTGATGGTTTGTTGGGCACGAGGTAGTACAAATGAGGCCGGCAATACTGACTATGATGCTTGGATTCACGTAGATTGTGATGATGGTCCCCCCGAATGGGATAAGATCATGATTTCCGAAGACATCAAGGCTAAGAAATGTCTTGCCTGTGGACACACATTAGATCGGACCTTAGACACGGAGTAGGAGAATGCCATACAAATCAGCTAAACAAAGGGCATTCATGCATATCCATCATCCTGAGATTGCTAGTCGATGGGATGAAAAGTATGGTGGGGAAGTCCATTCGGACTCACCTCGTAAGAAGGCATTAAAGAAGCGGATCGATAAGGGGAAGCAATGACCAGTAAGTTTCCTATTAGCAATCCCAGCTACACCCGGCCGACGAATTCATCTGGGGATAGCCTACAGGGCGTTGCTAAGCAGATGAGTAGGAAGAAAAAGAAGAAGGGCGAGGAAGAAGAGGAAGAGACCGAGCCTACTAGGGGATTTGGATTACCAACGGGGACTAAGCGACCCGTACGACCCTTTAAAATGCGCAACACAGAAGATGCACCGACTCCTAAGACTTCCCCACCTATTACTCCTGGTGTGCGAGGCCACACTTCCGCTCCTAATATTCCTCAACCTGGCGGCCGGAATTTAACCGCGCGACAGCGGGCAATGCTAAAGAGGCTTCGTGCACGAAAGCGATAAGCGAGAACTAAAAGAAGCAGAGGCTCAGGTTGCTCGTCGGTTGACTTTAAAGGAGTTGACCGACAAGCAACTTGAACTTATAGAGCAGATTGATGTTCTACATATTCGCCACTCCGCTGTAGCCGAGGAAATCAAGTCCCGGCGTTCGGTTTAGTTTATCGCTTGACACCATAGCCAATGTGTGCTACACTTGACACATCAAGTTCACACCCTCCTAAGGAGATATAATGAATCAGTTAGTAACAGCCAACGAGCGAATTGATTTTGGTGGCCAGCCAATTCCACCGAGAAAATCATTTGGCGGTCAGCCAAGAGCCATGTATCTTGAAATCCTCTGTAATGATGAGGAGCAAGATGAGATTATCAAGATCATGGAAACCAATACCGATCCACAGCCCGAACTGCGCCGCTATCTTGCTGATATGCTCGAACACGGTGCCGAGGTAGATGTTTGCTAATGGTTAAGAAACCGGTTCATTCATCTAAGGATAACGAATCAGGTCTCCGTAAGGGTGCCAAGATTGCCAAGG